ATCTGTGAATGCTACTTGACATCCTAATTTGAATTCTACTACAAATCTCATTTCATCTGCTTCTTTTGCATAGAACAATTCAAACTTATCTTGCTCATTCAACATATCTGTACCTAAGTACATGTTACTCATACAGATACCAACCATGTAGTCAAGAGTATTTAAACCATTCACACCAATTAATTTGATGTTAGTTCCTGGTACTGTGATTTCCATATTTGCAGCATCTACTGAATAATGAAATAAGTTAGCTTCACGAAGTGCTACAACATATTCACGGAATGTGTCATTACCACAGAAGATAACAAAATCATCTTTGTCTAAAAGAGCAGCAGGGATTGCTAAGAAAATCTCATCAACTGCTTGTCTTACATTTGATTTAGTCAAAGTAGTTAATGCACTTGTGTTACCATTGATTGGGTCGCCTGAACCACCAAAGCCTAGAGCATTGATGATAGTTGCAAAACCCATAAATTTATTTAGGTTAGCAGTACCACTCGCAGTATCACCTTGCCAAATTGCAGTTTCTAATGCTGCACCGATTCTTTGAATCTTTTGGTTAGTGAAATCTGTTGCATAAGCCATGTAATCGTAAGTAGAACCTACTCTTAATGCCTTTTGTGTATACTTCGCTTCAAAAGTCTTAGGGCAGATTGCCTCTTGAACTTTGATTTTACCTACTGTGATTTGTCTTTGAGTAATAGAAGTTGTACCACTAGAACTGAATCCGCAAGTACCACCTGCTTGGAATACCGCATCGGTAGTCAAGACGTTGATAGTTTCTGCTGATTTGATACCAACTTGAACATTACCTTTCGCTTCAATTAAGGAAGCAGTCTTTGCACTAAAGATAGCAGCAGCAGTTAATTGCTGGGCATTTTCTTCTACATAGTTTGTAAGTGCTGATAAATCTAAAGCCATATTATTTTGTTTTTAAATTTTGAAATACTTGTTGTAATTTATTAAATTGTTGTTGTTTAGCGTCTTTTACTTCTTTGTAAAAAGTATTAGGCTTTTGAATTGCTTCATCAGATGGTTCAGTTGCTAATGTTTCCAAAACTTGTGCAGACAATTTAATTGCCTGATTCATTTTTTCTTCTTTAACACCCATTTCATCTAGCTTTTTAGCCATTTCCTCTACTTTCTTTTCAAGTGCTGCATATTTTTCTTGTATTGCAGACATTTGTTCATCAATCTTTGGCTTTTCATCTTCAGCAGGTGCTTCTTCTTTAGCAGCCTCTACTTCAACTTCAACCTTTGGTTCGCTATCAGCCTTTTTAACTTCTGATATTTTACCTTCTTCAACCACAACGATTACCTCGCCTGATTCAAGTTTGTGTTCGCCAACAGGTGCAGGCATATTCGCCCCATCTTGACCAACTACATAGATTTCGCCACTCTCTAAATCGTATTTGATAGCAGTTCCATCTTCCAATTTGCCATCTGTAAGGGCAAACTCTTGTTTACTATTCTCTGTGAATAGTAATTTCTTGATTTCTTGTAATGCTTCTTTTGCGTTCATAATTGTAAATATTAAATTTTTATTAGTGTTCAATTTGTGATAAAATATTGATGACTTTTTCCATCATAACTTCTTCTTCTGTTATTGTATGTTGGCTTTTTTGGTATTTAAACATACCTTCTATGCTGAATCCTTTGAATGTACCTGCCTTAACTTCATGCCATATCTTGTCATTATCAACCTTATAACTTCCAAACCAACTCCCATTAGATATATCTTCAAACCCTTTCGGTGGCATAACACCTTTTTCTCTATCTACTATGTAACTTTCATACATATAAACATCTTCAATAGGCTTTCCATGTTCTATATTAACCTTACCTTGATATCCTTTCTTAAAAAATCTTTGTACTATTTTCTTTATTTCCTCTGCACTAAACATTACATAGTATTCTCCATCCTCATCTTTCCTATAAATAGGCAAATCAGCTATCATTAATGGACCTGTTACTATTCTTTGCTCCTCATCTTGTATAGCAAACTTCAAATCTGAACTTTGTCCATCTCCTAATTCTCCTAATTGTCTTAATTTATTTCTGCTCCAACCTAGTGCAGCCTTACCACCCCACGCATCATACATCAATTTACCACAACCATCACCATAAGATTTACTAGAATTAAGGTCTGCCTCGTGTCTACTCAAATAAGAATACATCCTTTTGATAGTTTCTAGTGATATAGCCTCCCCACTTGCTAATTGATTTGCTCTTTGTTTACCAACAGGAGTACCACATGAACCCCATCCATTCTTTTCTGCATATTCTAAGACGCTTCTAGCGTTCCCTTTTACTCCATCAGGATAGTCAGCATAACTTTCAAACTCATCTGTATCGTTAAATGCTAAAAAATTCCTTTGAATAGCAGGGTATTCAACCAATGCAACATAATCAACTTCCTCCTCGCCATCTATATCATCGGCAATCAACATATTATATAAAGGTAATTTCACTTTCATAGTATTAAATATTAAAAACCTGCCCTTCGTTCAATATCAGCTACCCTTCTTTGTGTTCCTGTAACTTCACTTTCAACTACAAATGCTCTTATTGGCTTTTGATTTTGCATAACACTAGCTATTGCCGTAACAGGACTGCTTCCTAAAGTCGGTACTGCTGATGCAGTTGTTGGTGCAGAAGCACTTATACTAGGTGCTGATGCCCCTCCACCGCTTGGAACTTTTGTTTTAGATATTTCTCTAATAGATTTTATACCTGTTGCTATGATTACACCTGCTTGTGCTATACGAATGATAGTTGCCAATGGTTCAGGAGCAGGAACTTTGCTATTCAAAGCCTGTGTCGCACCTGTGTATGTGTTAATTGTTGCTGCGGCTATCGCTAAACCCTTTCCTGCAGCCGTATCTTTACCTGCTAGGTCGGACATTGAACTTAAAATACCTGCTACTTGTTGTGCAACTTGCATTTTAGCCTGAACACTAGCCTCATCTATCTTTTTTTGTTCATCTGCATTGGCTCTTAAGAAATTAGTGTACTCTGTTTGGCTCATTCTACCATTCTCAAACTCTGTTGTTGCTAATGCTAACTTTTTTGCAGCTAATTCCTTTTGTATATTGAACTTAAATTCAGATTGTTTCATTTCATAATCTAAATCAGCCACATCTTGATTGAACTTTTGTGTCTTTCTTTGATTTTCTAATGTATCTAACTCTAAATTTTCCTTTTCTTGTAGTGCTTTTTTTAGTGCTAACTTCTGTTCAGCCGTATATTTTTCGTTAGCATCAATATCTGCGTATTGTGTTTGGTAATTAGCTAATAATTCTTGCTTCGCTCTTTCGTTTTCATCCTTTATAGCGGACAATCTAGCCTCTGTTCGTGCCTTATTTAACTCTTTATCAAATGCTAATACCTTATCTGCTTCCTCTTTAGCATATTTATCTTTTATTTCAGTTAGTTCCTTTTGTTTAGCAGCCTCTAAACTACCATCATCCTTTACACCTGCCTCTTTTAACTTCTTAAATTTTTCTTTATAGGATTCTTCAACTGCTGCTTCCTCTTGTTTTTGCTTTTCTAATAGTTTATTCTTAGCCTCTTGTAATATTTTTTGTGCTTCTAAATCCTTAGCATCCTCTTTATCTTTTTCTCCTTTTGCTTTATCTGCTGCTGCTTTATCTATTCCTTGTATAGATACTTGATATCCTGCTCTTTTTTCTTTAAGTTTATTAAGACTTGCTTCTGCTTCTTTAATTGTAGCATCCCCATCTTTAGCCGTTTGTTCAGGGTCAAATACCATTTTAGCTAATCCACCTGTGAATCCTTCTGCTAATCCAAAATTTTGTCCTAATGCTTTACCTGCTTGGTCTATCATTGCCAATACGGCAACTAATGGAGCAGTCAAGAATGTTATAATACCTTTTAATATCTCTTTATTCCTTTCTGCCGCTTTTACCTGTGCATCCTTAGTCGCTTTTGAGTTAGCAAGATTAATTTCTGCTGCTTTAATAGCCTCATCACTTTGCTTAATCTTAATATTAAGTATATCCTTTTCACTTTTACCTTGCAGTTTAAGTTGATTAGATTGCCCATCTATTGCATCAAGTTTTTCTTCTTGTGTTTTTAGATTTTCTTTAGAACTTTCATTAAGTTTTTTCTGTTGACTACCTACTCCACCTACTAATCCTTTAATATCATCCCAATAAGCAACAAGTAAGCCAACTGCAACGACTAATGCACCTATACCTGTTGATATAAGTGCTTTTTTGAACCCATTTACACCTGCCGTTAATCCTTTGAATGAGATTTTTAACTGCTCACCTACTTTACCAATGTCTTTTAATTGAGATAAGCCCTGTGATAATGCCATAGCACCCTGAACTTTCAGTAATGCCTTCTGCACATTATCGCTTTCAGCACCAAATAAAGCCATAGCACCTTGTACCGCAGCAACACCTGCTGCTGCCGTACTTGCTGCCTGAGTTAATGCTTGAAAACGCTTTCCTGGGTCAAATAATGATGCTTGTTCTCCTGCTGCTTCTATCTCATCCTTTACTGCAGCAACTTTTTTAGCTGCATCTATTGCTTCTTGACTAAATTCACCGAACTTTTGCCTCGCTGATTGCAAAGCGACAGTCGCCTCTTTAAGTTGTGTCTTTAGGGGTTTAACATCTACATCAATTATTAGACTATTTTCTGCCATTGTTAATCTTTGTTATCTACTAACCTATAAAATATAGGATAGTTTTCTTCTGTTTCTATTGATGCTAAATCATTGATAGTCAAATCACTAGACCAAAGATTTGTAACATCAATATTTTTCTTTGCTGACATCAATTCAATAATATCTGCATTAAATAATTTAATATCATCTCCTGTGATTTCCTTTTTCTCTCCTTTAGCATACTTGTCAAATAATTCTTGCCTTGATTTGTCTATGGTTTCTACTTCTTCATTAATTACCTTGCCTAATCTGTTTACATAAAGTTTTACCTTCATGCTCATTTTCTGTTGTAGGAATCCTTTAAGTAATACTTTCTTTTTTCCTTCTTCTGTTACAGAGTAGCCATTAAGTTCATGCCATAGGTTAGTAACCTCGTTTAAATTTAGTTCCATTTTGATTTGGTTTTATTGTTTATTAAATAGTTTCTTTTGTTAAGTTTAATTTAGCTAATGCCCAATCGTATGCCCATGCATTTGCACTTGGGTCTGCATCCCATAATTGATATTCTTCTCCATCTAGTGTTAAATTACCACCTACTAATACTTGACTAACAAATTCTTCATCTTGTTCAGTTGAAATTGTATAATACAATTGAGCAGAAGAACTTAAATTATCATAAGTAATTCTTAAATCAAATTGTGTTCCTAATTTTTCTTCACCATTTTGCCATGATGAAATTGCTTGAATTTTCATATTATTTATTTTTTAATTTTTGTATTTCAATATTTTGTTCTTGTAATGTTTTTATAGCTAATGTTAAAAGTCCATTATAATCAAGACCCAAATATCCATTATTTTCATCACCAATTACTAAATCAGATACTATTTCTTTTACTTCTTGTGCAATAAAACCATATCTTATTTGACTTACATTGTTTTTCATATTATAAGTCTTGGCTACTAATGACATAATCTTATCAGTTGCACTCATCCCTAGTAAAGATATATTTGTTTTCGCCCTTCTATCAGATACATCTGTACCTGTAAAGTCGTAGTTACCATTGCCATAAATATAGAATCTTGTAACATCACTTGTAGCAAAACGCATTTCAGCATTCCTTGGGTCATGATGATATGAATGGTCTGACCCACTACCAATTCTTAATGCTGATGTGCCATTGTATCTTGTTTCTAATAAAGACCCACCTGCACCATTAATTTGTATTGACTTTGCAGTACCAAAACCATTTTCTGATATATGTCCTATTAAAATATTACCTGTACTTGCAAGTGTCATTCTAACCACATCACCACCTGTGGAAAACTGAATTGAATTATCACTTTGCAATAAAAATGCACCTGCTATTGATTCTGTACCATATCCTGTTGCAAAAGTATTAATTACAATTTTTGCACTAGTTCCAATACCATTTATATTTTCAAATTTAAGTGCAGGATAATAACCTGACCTAATTTTTATACCATTTTCTCCACCTTTATTAGTTGTTTCATTAATGTTAATTTTCCAACTTGCTGAACCTGTGCCATATGTCCATTCACCATTATTACCGATTGTTGCTAATGTTTGGCCTGACATTATATCAGCACTTGTTGAACCTGCTTTAATTACCATTTGTCCACTACCACTTGCATCATAACCGATACCTGCATATTTATTACCATCTGTACTATGAAATCCGAGTATAGGGTACATTCCTTTTAATGTAAGTACTCTATTCCATCCACCTGTCATGGTTACATATTCAAAGATACCTCTCGTATCTTGTGCACCTGCACTCGTTGTTGTCTTAATACTGAATGCAGAATTTGCACCTGTATTCCAATATGAACTTAATATGTATGCCCCATTACTATCAGTACCATATGCTGCTCCAAAGTTAGTTCCTCTAAAATAGCCTATCTCTCCTGTTGCACTTGCACTTTGAACTATACTTGAAGTAGAAAATAAACTTCCATTCACACGAAGTTTTTGACTTGCATCTGTACCACCAATAGTTACATTTCCATTAGTGCTGATATGTATTCCATTTGTAGCACCATTACTACCTGAACTTAAATGTAAATTTTTAGTTGCAGGAGAATATATATAAGCATCACTACCACCCCAAGTCCAAACACCACCACCTTGACCACCTGCTCCAACTAAAAAAGTATTTCCTGATGTTATACTACCTGCACTTATAACTTCTCCTGCTTTTGTAATTCTACATGCAGTTACCATAGTATAAGCAGTACCTGCTGTTACAGAACCATTATATGCAAACCACTCAAACTCACCACCTGCCATTTGTAATCTACCAATACCATTTGCACTTGTGTATGTTGCAACATTTGTATTGGCTGAACCATAAGTATGATTTGAATCTATATAAGCATCTTCTGCATTTCTCCACATGATTGACAATGCTCCCCAAAATGCTTGTCTGTATACTGAATTGTTACTACTTTGAACATTATACCCACCATAATCAAAATTGCCTTGGGATGTCATAGTTAATGTACCACTAGTAGTAGTTAAAATAACTTGACCTGAATCAGCAGACATTACTAAATTAGTAGCATGTTGTATATATCCAAGTCTAGTACCTGCTGCATCTTGCCATTGTATATAAGGGTTTGCACCTTTAATAGTAAAAGGACTTGCTACTACTACTGCACCTGTAAATACAGCACTCGTTCCACTTAATGCACCATATATAGTTACACTTCTATCATTTTTTAAAAATAATGCTACATTTGTACTTACAGTAACATCATTTAAATTACTTGAATTTACCCAAAAGTGCATACCACTTGTTGCTCCTGCTTCATAACCAATACCTGCATATCTATCAGGAGTTGCAGTACTATTAAAAGCAATTACAGGATATATTGACCTGTTCATTTGATTAACACTCCACCCTCCATTAATTATAGTACCTGCTCCTAAAAAATCAACTCTTGCACCATTATCATAAATATTTGAATTAGTTAAAGTTGTACCACCTCCACTCCATTTAGGTATATAATCATTTGTACCACTTCCTGTTACACCTGTACTTGGAATTGCTTGTGCTGATAAGTTTCCACTTGCATCTGTAACTATCATTCTTGTACCTGTACCTGATAGGGCAGCAGAATAAATTGCACCTGCATAATTAATAGTAAACTTTGTAGTACTTAAATTTGCTACACTTATTAAGTTACCTGTAGTTGCATCAAATTCTGTTCTAAACAGATGTGCACCATTTGTATATCCTGTTATTGCTGCTTGATTTGTAGCCTTTATTGCATTATAATAAACACCTATATCAGCACTTTCACTTGTTCCTCCTATATATGGAATCATTGCAGAACCACTAGCAGTTCCAATTGTTATTGAACCACTAGAAGTTGCATTTTTAGTACTTGTTACATTTTGTGTAAAAGTCTTTCCTCCTGTTATTGTTTGTGTACCATCAAGTGTTACATAATTTGTTAAACTTGGTATTTGACTTACTAATGCCAATGTTCCATCGGAACTAGGCCAATTTAAATATGTTTGTGTATTATCTATTGATACACTCAATCCTATTATTTTGTTTTGAGTAGCATTTTTATACTGCAACATTAATCTACCTGCTGAATCAGAATATATTGTTGTACTATTTGCATTTCCTATAACATTTGTACCATTACCGATGTTCATTACAAATGAACCACCATTATCAGCAGTTGTTCTACCTGTTGTGATAACACCACCTGCTTGTAACCCATATGCACCTAAATTTACATTAGCAGTTGCACCTGTGTATGGTACATAACTTGTTAATGCTGAACCATAATTAGGAATATTTAAAACTCCTGATGTATAAGTAGCAGCACCGCTTGTACCTGTTGTAGTTAAACTTATTGCTGCTCTTGCTCTTGTATTTGTAAAGTACAAGTTAGTTGTACCTTCTGTAACCAAATCTGTATTGTAATCTCCCGATACTGCGACAACCGCTCCTGTTCTACCGAATACAGAAGTAACCGCATCTGTGTTTATGTCTGTCCAACTAGCAGTTATTGTACCGCTATCTCTTTGTGTTAATGTTAATGTCTTTGTTGTTGTTCCTGTTACCGCAGCACTTAGTATAGTATCATCATAAGCCGCAGTCCAATTTGTTTGACTAGCAGTTGAAGGAATACCATATCCTGTTGCAGTTGAAAGAACACCTGTTGTACTATTGTAATCTAATCCTGTAACTGATTCACTAAACGCTGCTCTTGACCTAGCATCTGTATAAAATAAATTACCATCTTCTGTTACTTGATTGCTATGTAACATTTGATGCTGCCATTTTGCAGGACTACCACCATATACCCATACATCATTTGCAGTTGGAGTACCACTCTGCATATCAATACCATGTATTCTATGGACATTAGGATTTGGATATGTGCCTGACAAATCTCCACCTGCTGCTCCTGTTGGTGGCAAACCTGATGGGAATGTTTGTAAAGCACCTGTTCCATCTATGTATTGACTTACTAATCCTGAGCCTGTAATTGTTATTGTACCACTTGTAGTGATAGGGCTACCGACAACGCTGAATGCTGATGGCATAGAAACACCAACAGAAGTGACAGTACCTGTATCTAAATCCGTCCAATTAGCAGTTATCGTTCCACCATCTTGTTGTGTAAGTGTAAGTGTTTTAGTAGTCGTACCTGTTACGGCTGCACTATTTATCTTATCATTATATGCTGAATCCCAATTACTTGTGCTATCTGTCAAGTATGATATAGTACCACCTGTACTTTTAACAATACCTGTACCTGATAATGCGTTTTGTTTTCCGTTGAATATTGTCCAATCTGCTGAATCTAAAAATCCATCTTGACTTCCACTTGCTTGTAGGACTTGTATTGTTGTACCGCTACCAAGAACTGCACCTGTTCCACCTGTAATTGTTAATATAGCACTTGTTGCTTCTGTTAAATTACCTGATGTAATTGTAGCCTGTTTATTATTAAATGTGTTCCAATCTGTGCTACTCAAATAACCATTACTAGCAGCACCTGATTGAGTTATTGAAATAACATTACTAGCTATTCCTAATGGAGCAGTAGCACTTGTTATTCTATTTGTATATGCCGTATCCCATTGTGTTTGTTTAGCATTTGTCGGTATAGAATACCCTGCAGTAAATGTAACTACGAAAGTTCCTGTTGATGTTATCGGAGTACCTGTGACAGTCAAACCTGTTGGTACTGACATCGCTACCGAAGTAACTCCGAAATCCAAATTGGTTTGCATGTAATCATCAATAGTCTGTAATGTTACTTTGTTAGTAGTTGCTGCCCCCGATGCAACAATAGGCAACACATCATTGTTTGCGAGTGTTACCCTTTCTACTAACTGACTTATTCTTTTATCTGACATAACTTTAAATATAAAATAAACTTACTCCGTTTTCTTGTAACATATAGAAGTCTGTTTCTAATAGTATG